ACGGCAGCTTGTTGATGTTTGATTTCTTGAAAATCAATATTTGTAAAGCAGCAGTCATAACGAAGACCAACATAGTTTTCATTAAGTTCAAGTGTGAAGTGAGCAATATTCTTTCCAGATTTCATCGCCTTAGCTCCTAGTGAACAAAGCAGCCACGAATTGTGAGATAAAATTCCATTACTGTAATAGCAATGTACATCCTCTACCGAGATATCATATAATATTTCATCATTTCCATAATGCTTTTTCTTTATGGAAGTTGTGCCAGATTCTGTCTCAACTACATCCGATTCAATAATATCTTTTACTTTTTTCCAATCGCCATTAACTTTTAATTGGTGATGGTCGGATGTTTTTAACGTTGTATTATTTTTAAAATATGTAGTGACTGCTTTTTGTTTCTCCGTTCTAAACGCATTCACAATACGTTTATATCCATACGGAGTATGTACAGATAGTGGAAACGGCACAGTCAATGCTGCCAATTCTTTATCTTCAACGCCAATTCTATGAAATAGATCTTTCATAGAAATTTCTTCTGTTGTTAGTCGTTTACGAATTACCATATAAAAATTGTTTTATTTTGTTGATCGATTGATTTTTTAATTTTTTCCAGTCCGATTCCCATATTTCTAATACATCGTATCCCATTGCTCGAAGTGTGTCCACTCTTTTCTTATCATTATTCCAAATTTCTTGAACTAAACGGGGTGCTTCCATATAACCCGCCAACATTTCATTTGATTTATAAATCATTGGATTTGCGTGCCAAAAATCTCCATAAAACTCAATTATTTTTTTATTAACTATGACATCGACAATATATGCACCGATTGGTTCATTCGCCGTTGCCGTAGGTTCTATATTTTCTTTAATATAATTATAAAATTTTATTTCCGCTTTACTTCTACCGGAAAATTTTCCAAAGTGAGAAGCCCATTTACCTGTTCCAATTTCATCAATTTTTTTACGCATGGATAATGATATCTTCTCGCACGACTCGGCTGTTCGCGTATGTCCCAAAAATTTTGAAGATTTTGCAGACAATTTGGCTTGTCTTTTAGAAATTTCTTTCTTTGCCATATCTTCGGTATAACCTTTAGCAATCCAATACTCCACCCGCATCCAAGATCGCCTCCCCCAATTTCCTTTGGCAACTGATTTTTTTGAATTTGAAGTTTGTATTTCTTTTATTTTTTTCTTTGCTTCTATATCTGAGAATCCTCGCGTCGTCCAATATAATTTGGTATAAATTGATCCACCCATTTTTTGTACATCCGACATACGTTTGATATGGGCGGGATCTTTACATTTTTTTATATTTATGTCTGACAATTTTTTTTTCTGTTGATCGGACATTACTGACAATGGGACGTTTCCAAATTTTATTTTGTAATCGGTTCCATTCATAGCATGTTTATGGCGTATATGAGAAACTAATGACGATGCGAGGAATCCGCAAATTTTGCATGTTAATATGTTCATACCAAATAAATATCAATCATTAACACAAAAACTTCATTTTTTATGTTCCTTTTCCGAATCCAGCACCTGCAACTTTAATTGCTCCAGTTCAAACAAAATATTGTCAACTTGCCAACCAAATAGCATTCTACCATCAAACTCAAATTTATCAAATGGTTTAAACCACAGTATATATTCCTTGCCAGAATTTCCTTTTATTGGAATACCCGTTTCATAATATTGAACATTGATCTTTGTATTAGGACCGACGCATTTTCCAATTCCTGCCGGAGCAACAATGATACCAAGTTCACCAGGCCCAAGACCACCATCCATAAGGCTATCAATAACTTCCCAACCAGTGGAGATTGTCTTACGGCACATTTCACTCATGCGTCCAGCAACTTCTTTATGATAGTTGTGACCTAGATTGCGTTCCATACCAGCCTTCATTGCTTTATCAACAAGACCTTTGATCTTGTCATAGTCTCCAGACTTCAAATGATCAACAGACTCAATAATTGCGTTCTTCAACTTTTGATTCTTACAGAACTCAAGAAATTGTTCGCGTACAAATTGTAAATCTTTTTCTGAAATCTTTTGGTATACCATCTTCAACTGCTCAACAATAGCAGACTTATACTCTTCATTCTCAATTGTATCAATGCGAATCTTGAATACTTGCAATGTAGGCAAGTCTTTATATTGCATATGATATTGAATGATCTCTTTAAGAATCCATTTGTGAGATTCATTTTCGAATGCCTCAACATCAATGATATCTACAATACGTTCCAAAAATACGCGATCTGTTAGAATGCTGGCGATAATTTTTGCTTGGAACTCTAATCCAAATTTGTGTAGGTTGTCGATAATTACAGGTGCCATAAATATATCAGATACGATAATTCGTATTTATCAAAAAGTCAATTTTTATTTGTGTTTTAAAATTAAGAAGCTGCAAACACCGAGAGCGGTTGAAATACTTCCTGCAACCATAGATGATAATTCGGAATAGCCGAATGCATACCATGCGTTGTTAATTTTTGTATAAACTGAAACTTATTGAAGTCATAAGTTCTGTCTATATTGTCCGAGATTTGAAGTTGTAAGGATGGTGAGAAACTTGGCGACTTTAATTGCATCAGTTGATAATTTCTACGAATAATTTCAGAACTATCTACAATAGAAGAAAATATCTTTTTTTCATTGATTCTGTCTTTTGACAACTCCAAAATTCTATCAACAGACATTTCAGTGCCCTCTGTAAGCATAGGAAATGCTTTTAATGCTGTCTTTAATCCTACACCGGCTACACCATCAATATTGTCCGAACTATCTCCATCAAGAATTCTGTAATAGATAAAGTTGGTAGGATGTATGCCATATTCATTAATAATGTCTTGAACACCATAAACTTTCTTTTTAATTGGACTCCAAATAGATACTCTATCATCTACAAGTTGTAAGAAATCTTTATCTGCGCTCATTATAGTGACTCTTGATTTTGGATATGCTTGTGTAGCAATATATCCAATTACGTCATCAGCTTCAATATAATCAATAGACATAACACTAACAGGCAATGACCGCAAAAAATCAATCAACTTTATAATCTGCTGCACCATTTGTTCTTGCTCTGTTTGTGGATCGCTCATTTCTTCATATGCACGATTTACTCGCATTTTCATACCACGACCTTCTTTATATGCCGGATATAACTTCTTACGACGAAGACTTCCACCTTTACCGTCAAACACAATAATAACTCTAGTAGGTCTTAATAATTTTACAGCATAACCAAGTGTAGTTAAAAACCCACTTATACCACCAACATGTTCTCCATTATCATTTAGTGTAGGAACTACACTCCATACACGAATAAAGTTGTTAGTACCATCTACTACAAGAATATCATCATTCTTGTTTTTCTTTGTATTTACGGGCGCAGTTGCATGTTCAGATTTTATCTGTGAAAATATTGATGCAAACTTTTTCTTTGTTTCGTTTTCCATTATATGAGAACTGTGCAGAGGTATTTCACTCCACACAGTTAGTTTTTTAATCTTCCATTCCATCGCCGCCTTCGGCGTATTCAACGTCCGCAGACATTTCAGAATTTGGATCTTTATACTTCATGATGAACTGTTCGCACATCTTGTTGTATAGATAATCCTTGCATTCTGGACGAGTTGTTAGAAGTATTGGCAAATCCTTCTTTTCAAATACGACCGTCTCGGCTTCTTTGCCTTGGACTTCCATAATGAATTGAAGACTCTTTGCTTTCTTGTCTTCTTCCTTTTCCTCTTCCAATTGCTTCTTTGTCTTCTTTTCAGCAGACTTGACCTTCTTGGCATTAGTAACAATGTCCCATTCGATCAATTTCTCAAGCCAGTTACCATAGTTATCAATACCACGATCAAAGAAAATATCAAACTCAACACTGCGCATAGGTGGACCCATGCGATTTTTGATAATAGTGCATTTTGTTTTGATACCTACTGCTTGCTTGTCAGCATTTTTGATTTGACCGACCGACTTCAAACGAAGTCTCAATGATGCGTGGAAAGCAATAGCCTTGCCGCCGCTTGTTGTATATGGATCGCCAAGACCAACAAATCCAACTTTCTGACGAAGTTGATTTGTAAACACTAAACAGATGCGTTGCTTTGAAATCAATCCTGTGATCATTCTCATTGCTTTACTGATAGCAATAGCTTTACCTGTTGCATATCCATCTGCACCGTGGTCGCTTGCCATTTCTTTCTTGGTAGAAGCTGCGGCAACTGAGTCAACGAGGATTGTAACCAAGCGATTTTTATTAGCCTTACGAACCATTGCGATCATTTCTTCGATTTTATCAAAGATATCTTCAACGGTATCTAATGCTAAATACATCATCTTGTTTGTGTCTACGCCGATTGCAGTCAAGAAATCACGATCAACCGACGACTCGGTATCAATGAAAACTGCCAACCCACCCTTGCGTTGAGTTTCTGCGAGCAAATGTGCTCCCATCAAACTCTTACCAGATGCTTCAAGACCTGTTAGTTCGGTTATACGACCAACTGGTAATCCTGCATTTGGGCGATTTGCAATAGCCAAATCAACCAAACTATTACCGGTAGAAACCCAGTCAATGATTTGAGAAGGATCATCTTCTGCATCTAAAAAGAATGCAACTTTACCGTTTTTATTCAAAGACTCTGCGAGTGCTTCTGCCAACTCATCTCTGCCAGAATTACTTTCGTCTTTTCCTTTTGCTTTTTTCATAATGTATAATTGTTTGAAAGTTAAAAAGGGTGTACCATCGTGTACAACGGTACACCCTTTTTTAATTTATAGTTTACTACTTATTTCAACCTTATTGGTTGAACAAGTCATTAAACTCGTCGGCAATCGCCTTTGTTGAGGCGGGAGCCTTGATAGCAGCTTTAGCGGTTGCGCTAACAACTGGCGTTTCTACAACTTCTTCCGTTGGAACTGGTGCAGAATCTCCGTCGGGATTACCTTCGGAAGCATTCAACCATGTATCCATAACAGCAGCAAGTTCTTCATAGGTCAACTCTGGAAAGAGTTCTGTGACGTTCTTTTGATTCTTGACCTTTTCTTTAACGGTGGAATCATTAATGTCAAATGCCGCACTTTGGTTTGGTTTAACACGAATGGATGTTTCTGGAAAGTCTTTACCGCATTCTTCGGCGGTCTTAAACTCAACCGTAATGTCACGACCACTCTTTAGGTCTGTGATATCACCGTAATCAGGATCGGCAATGATTCCCAAGATATCTTGGTAAACTTGCTTACCCATTCCCCAAAACTTAACACCTTCGCTCTCTTGACCACGAACAAGGATAGGAACATAAGTACGAAGCTTTGGTTCAAGCTTGCGACCTGTCTTCCACTCTTCTTTATCACCACTCTTCTTGAGTTTGGTTGCAAACTCAACAATTGGGTCTGGACGACCAAATGAAGAAGGAGACAAGTAAGTTTTATTGTTCATGTTGTAGTGAAACAACAGTTCAATAAACGGATTCTCTGGGTTGTGAGCATAAGGAACGATACGAATTACGCACTTTCCTGGTGTTGGCTTCCACAAACTTGTGGACTTTGTTGTAGTGGTCTTGAGGCTATCAAGACGCGATCTGATTTTTGCTAGGTCTAATGACATAATGATTTATTTGTTAATTGTTAATTTATTCTGATTGATACTGCCAACCAGATAAGTAGGCAATATGAATTAACAATCGTCATTCGTCAATCTATAAGAAGTAAAATACTTAATCTTTAACTGTTAAATGGGCAATTGTTAATTCAAATATAAGTATAAATCTACGAGGAAAATCCTTGGTTTTTTTACTAATTATATTTGAATATTTTTAACAATTTTGTTGGAGTAATTTTCACTTTTCCATCTCGCGCTGTAATAAAACTGCTACGATATTGTTCCCAAGAAATTTGATAGGACGATGACATTACTCCATTATTTTCTGATTTAATCAACTCATTTAATGCGTTTATAGAGTATAGTATGTTATACTCTTTCTTACGATGCACCGACATTGTGTTTGGATAAAACTCACCACCAGTTTTGGTAGCATTAAATGTAAGAAAAATATCATCTTTAGACAATCCACTTTGCAACACATATATTCTACCATCTGGTACTTGATAGTATGCAAATAATGCATCTATCGTTTCAGAGTAGGTTTGTTGTTTTGCAAACGTACACAATAGTTGTGTATTAAACTCACGCATTTTACATAGGGTTCTTTTCGGCAAAGATTTTGAATTCTTCTCTGTCTACATTCTTGATCGGAACTACTTCTCCAGATAATCCTACCACAGCTGCGGTTGCTCCTGTTTCATCTCTATATTCACCATATGGTGTTGATTTCCATCCTTTGGATGTTGCAAACTTTACAGATAGTGCTGTGTATGATGGTGGGGCTGGTACTGTTGGTGCAGGTGCTGGTTCTGGCGTTTTTTTTGGTGGCTCCGCTAAAACTGGTTCAGTCGAATTAGTAGGTGTATTTGTTGCTTGAGGATCTTCTGTATCGGTTTCTTCTGGCTCATCGGCCACTTGTTCTGGTTCTGGTCCAGTATCATTAACATCGTCGTCAGTCACTGAACTATAAAGTGGGTTGCCTTCTTCATCGCGAGGAACATCGCTGGATGATTTTTTGGGGTTGGGTACAGGCTGTGCTTTCTTTTGTGTCGGTTGATTTGTTTGTACGGGTTCGCTGGTGGTTGTGACTTGTTGGGTCTGCCTCTTCTGTTTTCCGCGCTTCTTATAGTAAAGATTCATTCCGCCTTTTCCATGAGTTGGGTCTGATGGATAGTGCGTACCTTTTTTGATTGCTGCTTGTTTGTATTGAGCCGACGGAAATGTAACCAACCATCCATCTTTATTGTATGCTTGGCGGTCGGGATGTTTACCTTCGCCAACAAAAGATTCAACAAACTCATTTACAATATTTTCATCTTCACATACATCATACATCGCTTCGGCTACAACTTGAATATGTTCGGTATTTTCTAGATTCACAACCCCGTTGGGTATTCTACTATCCAATGAAGCCTCGGTTATAATACTAAAAATAAATTTGCTGATGTTTTTCATATTTAATTTTCTCCGCCGTCGTCGTCGGCTTTTACATTTTTTTCTTCGTCGGGCAAAATAAAGTTTATTTTGTTAAAACCAAGACTCAAGAAAGTAAAATTGCTGTTTGAAGAAACAAACTTGGCGTTATTTCCAGAACGCTTATCGATTACAATTAGTCCGCTGTATTTGTTTTTCAACAAACTACGAAGTTCAACTGATATTTTTGAAATTGTGTATTTGTTTTTGAAATATAGTAAATTTTTTGTTTCTCCAATATAATCAGTTTCGGTCATTTCTTGTTTATCGGAAGTAACATTCAATTGTATACTATTCTTTTTAGGGTCGGTAGTAAGCGATTGCAATTCTTTTTTTGCTTGAACAGGATCTACTGAAAATTCTTTTTTCTCTCCACCAACAGTAATACCTATCTTTGCCGTGCCGGTTGGCACATTGGCCGCAGAATCATTACCACCCGCTGCCACACTTACACTGCCTTCTTTAGATTGTAATTTCTGCCATATTGCTGTAAATGCATTAAATAAATTTGTTGGCATTTCGGTAGTTCTTAACAATCTTACAAAATTTTCAAGAGAGCGTTCCATCTTTATTTTATTTCCTGGCACGTCTCCAGAATAATTACGAAATACATGAACTAGGAAATTTCCTAAATTTTTGTCTTTGTTAAAATCATAATTATATTGTTCGGAATTTTTATTCCCACTTTTACGAATTTCGGTAGCAAGCTCGTCAATAGCCAATCTAAATTCTGTATTATAATATCCTTTTAGAGTCGGTGCGCTAATATTGATTACTGGTTTTTTGTTTTTTCCAGTCAATTCTTTCATTTCAATGTCTCTATCTATACTACCAAAAACCAAATCTACTTCGCGAGTTCCACCAGATTTATATCCTTCCATTAAAAATACAAATATCAATTCACCTCTACCCAGTCCTTTACGCTCTTTTCCCTCAACTCTATCTATTATGGATGCATATCTTGGATTATTATAAACTTCAATAGCTTCTTCCATAGAACACACATCATACATATCTAAGAATTCTCTAGCAGCTTCGTCTGAAGTTGATGTGTTAATTGCATTTCTCATCCATTTTGCAGAAGTATTCCCCGCGCGTTTTTCAGAAGCAAAATGTTTATATCTTTCTAAATCTGTTTTAAACTTTGATGTATTTTTTATCTTGGTTTGTTTGGTTGCGCCCATTGCTACCGGTTTCATCATCTTTTTTGCCATTTCCTTTTCTTTCGGAGATGTCGTTTTCTTCTCTGCCAAAATTTCTTGTAATACCAATTGATTCTCCGGCGTGCTATGTCCAGACACCAAGCCATCGTGTGAGCGCATTGCCCATTCATTCAAAATGTCGTCTATAATCTTGTTTTTGTCCATGGTATATAAATATTCATATATACCACAAAACCGCATGTGATATATACAACTATATTATAAATATCAAGCTATTTGAATATGTCGCATATCTTTATATGTTTTTCCAACATATACCTTAACAGGAAACTTATCTCGCTCCATTATATGTTTTAGCTTTTTTATAGTAGTCATTTTGTCGCTTTTATGCATATCAAACAGTATGCTGTCGTATGTATAAAGCACAGGCTTGGACTTTTTATCATTTAGGTACTCTAATAGCTCACCTAACACATCAACTGCCATTTCAGTTTCAAAAGCTTGTAGTATATAATTAAACAGTTTGCTTGGGTTAGGATTGCTGATATGACACAACTTTATCTTTCTTTTATATTTTGGAGTCTCTATATAGCCATTTTCCTCAAAGAACTTCCATCTATGGTCAATATATGCCTGTATTTTAGCAAAGTAGGGTATGTGTAGCCATTTCTTATCAAAGCCTCCATATATTTGAGTAAAGGTATATGCTTTAGCTACAGCAATATCTTCTTCATTTGCTTCTTTTTTATCAAAATAATACTTGGCAAGATAAGCATATGGATTTACATCAACGCCCATATTAAAGTTGGTAAGATGTGCAATTAGTCTTGGATGAAACGCACTATAGTCCATCATAACAAGCATACCATCATCACCATGTCTTGATACAAAACAATCTCTACTACCATCATTTTTATTAAGAGCAGCATAATTTACACCCGCAAATCTATTACTTGGACGACCTGTTGATGTTAATAGATTATATTGAGAAAATACAAGATTGTCTTTAATATGCTTGGTTTGCTCATTACCAAACTCATCTGTAAAGTCTTCGGTTACACACAGTCCATTTGCTTCTAACTTAGCAAAGCAGTTGGTCATAGTATTGTTTACAAAAGAAAAACCTTCTTCTTTGATTATATCAATATTAAGAGTATGAATGCCGGTTAGTTTGTTTATAAAAGTACGAGCATGTTTATAAACAGGCACACACATATTGGTATCTGGAATATTTCTAAAATTGCGGCTTATGAATGTATGAGCATTTGTTTCATAATCATTTTCTTCTATAGCGCCGTCGTTGAGATACTTGACCAAGGACAAATCAACAAAGTCATAATCTTCACCAAACATTTGAATAATGTTCTTTTTGTTGAATACAAACTTGTTGTATAAACTATTCTTTAGTGCTTCTTTGACTTTTTCAAGTGAGTTGTCTATAAGCATAACTTCGTTGTGTCTTTCGGGCAAACACCACAAAGTCTTGGAATTAAAAAAGTAAAAAAAAAGCAAACTGATTTTATTGTTTAAATAATGCTTCTCCGCATCTACACATACAACATCCATCACGGCTTTATCCGTAGATATATAGGACAATAACAATTCTAAATCAATTTGATCTTCTACAATATGCACACAACCATATTGATTGTGGGTTGTAGATTTGTCAAGAACTTAGTGTCCTTGCCAATATTCAAGAAAATTTGGTAATACTCTTCTCAAGTCTACTTCATCTTCTTTTAGTGCGCGATCTATTTCAAACTTATTTGATTCAGAAACACCCGTTGTTATAACACCTTTAGAATATGAGTTTTCTCTTACGCCAGATATTGTCCAGTTTATACTTACAATCTTATACAAATCTTGGTTTATATTACGAGACTGTTCGGGATTTATTTCAATGAGTATGCTATCGTTTATTTTTTTGGCAAATACTCTGGTAAAATTTCCGTTGAAATAATCTTGTTTTGTTGGCAATGGTTTACTTTGAAGAGGCGATTGTCCAATTATTCCAACAAAATTTCCATACTCACTAACTATAGCATCATTATATTTCATTTATTCAAGAACGGTTAAAGGTCTAGCTTGTGCAGTTACAGTTGTTGTCCAAATTTTATTTTCTATTTTTTGAGACACTTGCGAAACTTGCCAAACACAACGCTCGTAGTTATATGAACTAGGAACATGCTCTAGTGTAAATTGAGACAAGAAAGTTATTCCGCCTATTCCAAGCAGCTCCATTTTAAATTCAGTTCCTGGCATAATTCCATTGTTGGTATATACTGCTTTTTTATCTCTCGTATCCAACAATATGTTTTTTAAAAAAGATGAATCGGTTTCTGTTAAAATAAAAGTTTCGCTTGGTGGTTGATTTCTTAAATCATTGACCGTTGCAAAAAACGGAGTTAAAAGCGGCTTGGCATTATATTCGTATAAATAAAACTGTGTGTTTTGGTCTGTAAATTGTCGTTTATATTTTACTAATTTATTTTCCGCAGCATTGTTTGAGGGTATAATTTTATCTCGCGGAATTACTCCCCGATCAAACATTCTATCTCCGCGTGAAAATTTACTTACTATCATTGTTTTTGGATCGTGATTTGTAGTACCATATCCAGCCGGTAGTTCTTTTCCACTTGCACTCTGCATAACCATTTGGTTTGACATTTCAACACTAAGTTTTATTGAAAACTCAGCAGATTTCATAAAAGCAGAATTTACAGATCCAAGCGAAATTCTCATAAGATCTTCCGCATCTTCTTTTGAATTTATTGAACTAAAATTAACGTCTTGAATAGTATATATTGTGTTATTGTTATTGTTAGGAGGATTGCACTTTAATTGAGAAATATCGCACATTGCGGTTGAAATATTTGATAACAATTCTTGAATTAATTTTAATATAGTATCATTTTTTTCAACTAACTTTTTAAAATATGAAACTGACACAAATATGTCAGACAGATATCCCCAATAACCAGCTTTTGGTGAATTTTTAGAATTGGCGGCTGGGTAATCTGTGTACATAGGAAAAGACCGACATTCTGCTCCTTTTGTATTCATCGCCTTAACTAAATCATCGTATGTTTCATCTAACTTATTTTCTTTCATCAACGAACTAATGTTTGGAAATAGTTGAAAATAGTCTCCTTGCGCACTTGGTTTTGCTGTGCTTAATGTTTGTT